GCTGAATTTCTAACGGATGTTTTTTCTATCGAATGTAAAACAGGTTATGGTAAGACTTCCTTTTGGCAACATTTCCCTTCTACCAAGTTCGCCTTGCAAGATTTTTGGGTGCAATGTATAGAAGACGCTCCTGAAAATAAGTATCCTATGCTAATTTACAGAAAATTGAGAAGAAAACCTATTATTGGTATAAATAGTATTATCAAGGATAGTCTTTACTTTTTAATTAAGGAATTGAATTATGCTTCTTTATCATGGGGAAGTGATATAAAGTGTAGTAGATGCGGTAAAAGACATCCATTGGAAGAGCTATTTCTTTTTGATATGAATGATTTTTTTGAACTAGTCAAACCGATTCATATTCAAGAAGTTTGTATACCTGAAACACCAAAGAGGAAAGATTATGGCAATTTTGAACTTGACACCAGAAGAATTCGGTGATATTGCTTTATTGTTCTTAGCAGATAAAGCAGTTAATCCAGAAAAAGTAGTAACAGGGGATAGTAAATTTAACGACTTCATGAGTAAAAATGCTAATATTTTTAAAGGGAAGTTGTTAAAATATTATCTGGATGCAGATCCAGAAAGAAGAAGAGATTACAAAAGGATTAAGAAAGTTTTTGCTAGTGAAGGTGGTGAAAAATTACAAACAATAAGAATAGGTTCAAGTAAAAAGATAAAGAATATTAGAAAAGAAAGAAGTTTAGTTAAAAAATTAATTAATAAAATAACAGGTGGTAAGTTGTTTAAAGAAGAGTTAGAACAAGAAGAAATAAACTTACTAGTCGAAGTTTTAGAGCAGGAGGTAGAATAATGGGTGAATTAGCTGGTTCGTTTCAAGATAGTCCAGAAGCAAAAATAGCACAAGATAAAGATCAGGCAGTAGCACCAGATGATGGAAAAGTTGAAACCAATGTTCCAGATTGCTATGCTGATGCGGTAAATAAAAGAGATGGTCTTCCAGTATTTAAAGTAGATCATCAAGAGTTTTATCAGAATATGAATTACGGAAGACAGAGAATACGTTTTAAAAGCGGTAGTAATACTTCAAAGTTCATGAAAGGAAGTCACTACAATGCTCCGTTCTGGATTCAGAATAAATCTGATGGATATATGAGAAAAATAAAATAAGTCAATGTAGTTAAAAAATCTGTAGAGAAGGGGAGAATGTGATGGATTATATTGATGAGTTCAATGATGTAACTGTATTCTTTGATTATAACAATCTTGCAATTAGGAATTACATGGGTAATAAGGATATTTGGGAAACACCTTCAAATATCCAATGGGGTTTATGGAGATATAATTGCATTAACTCCATAATGACTACACTCTGGAAAATTAAGGATGTAGTAGAAGTAGTAGTAGCGGTGGATGACAGAAACCAATGGAGAAAAGCCTATTACAGTAGGTATAAGGAATCCAGAGGTAATAAAAAGAAAACATCAGATCATAATTGGGAAGATATTTATAAGCACATGAATATCTTAGCCGCTGATTTAAAACACCACTTCCCCTTTAAGATCTTGAAAGTTAGATCTGCCGAAGCGGATGATATTATTGCAGTACTTTCAAGAAAAATGTCCAATGACTCTATCATCATTGCTAGAGATGAAGATTACTTCCAATTGTTTGCAAGAAGACCAAATCTCAGAATTTACGATCCTATAAAACAAGTCCTTTACAGTCCGAAAGATATTCCAGATGTGAAGGATTTTCTATTGGAGCTTGTCTTTTCTGGTCAGAAGAAAGATGACATTCCAAATATATATACTCCTAATGATTGGGGATTAACACCAGATACAGAAGGGAAGCGAAGACCTGGATTTGGCCCGAAAAAATGGGAAGTAGTTAGACAAGACATAAAAGGATTCTTGGATGCAGGGTATTCGAATAAGGCATACGGAAAAGTAAATCTTAGAGAAAACTTAAAGCGAAATAGAATCCTTGTTGATTTTGATAAGATACCACAAACGCTTGTACAAAGAATTGTAGACTGTTATAACAATAGCTACAATTTTCCACCTAGTGAAAACATTTATTTGTTTTTCGAAAAGAACAACATGCACACATTCTTAGAGAACATTCATAAAGTAGAAAATAAATTATTACCTTTATACGGAGGTTAATATGGAATTTGTAGAAAAAGAAGATGGAGATGGAGTAAAAGAGAATAGAGTTGTTACGGTAACTTTATCCTATGGACTTGATACTGATAAACTTACTATTGATTCGCAATTTGAGAATCCAAAATTTGACTTTAAAGATCCTATTGGTTATACTACTCATCTATTGCAAATGTCTTTAGAGAAATGGATCAGGGAAAGGGTAGGTATGATATGTCCTAATTGTTCTTTAGAGATGAATGAAGATTGGGATTGGTGTCCTAAATGTGGATATTGTCTTGTTGATGAACAGGAGATAGTATCTAATGAGTGATGAACTATTATTAGATGACTTAGAAGATTTTGTAAATGGAGATTGGAAAGATATATTCGAAGAGAATAAAGCAGAAGAGTATAGAATAGAAATAAACGAACCAGTATTTCCAGACGTTCCCACATATGAAGAATTTTATAAACTTCTTGTCCTTCAAATTGGAAGAGATATTCCATCAGAATTAGAATATCTTATTCATAGAATTATTGCATATCAAGATAGAAAATTAATTAAGTCATTTGAAAATGTATGGAATATGTTTTGTCAACCTGAAAAATACAAGGTTATGAAAGATATTTGTGCAAATTGTAATAATAAATTGTCAGTTATTACTATAAGGTCTGGTGGTATTCCTGTTTTTAGAGAATATAGTAATATGGCAGTTACAGAAATGCATCAAGAACACGTTCATTGCCCACGTTGTGGATATTGTTTTATGGTCACTACTGGCAAAGTAGTAGGAGTTTTTAGTAATTAGTTTACAGGAGGGAGGATGATATTAAATAGTAAAGCAGAAATTATATTTAAAAACAGATATGCTTATAACGAACAAGAAGATTGGGAGGGATTAGCTACAAGAGTAGGAAGAGGAGGAGCTAGTGTAGAGTCTGTAGATAGAAGTAAATGGGAAGAGAGATTTTCTAAAATGATTAATGATATGCTGTTTCTGCCTGGTGGTAGAATACTTAGGAATATGGGAAGACCTAGAGGTACTTTGTTTAATTGTTACGTGGAACCATTAGAGGATTCCATAGAAGAGATCGGAGACTTTCAAAAAAATTGTGGTATCTTATGGTCAGAAGGTGGAGGGGTTGGATGTAATGCTTCTTTCCTTAGACCCGAAGATGCTCAGATTGTCCAGAAAGGAGGGGAGTCAAGTGGGCCTTTGTCTTTTCTCAAGTGGGCTAATGCAGGAGCTAATTGTATTAAGACAGGTGGGGCAAGGAGAGCCGCTTGTTTGGCATTAATGCTTGTATCTCATCCTGATATCTTCAAGTTTATAAATACTAAACTAGTAGAAGGTGAATTGAATTGCTTTAATATTTCAGTTGGAGTAATGGAAGAATTCTTAGATGCAGTAGAAGCAGATGATAAATGGAATTTAAAATGGCATCATAAAGTTTGGAAGGAAATAAGAGCTAGAGAAATTTGGGATCTGGTTCTTGAAAATATGGTTAAGTGTGCGGAGCCTGGACTCATCAATTGGGATAACCTTAGAAATAATAACTCATATTATTTTGATCCGATTCTTTCCACTAATCCTTGTGGAGAAGTTCCCCTTGGAGCGCATGGTGTATGTTGCCTTGGCTCTTTAGTCCTACCTAAATTCATTGCTCAAAAAAATACAAACTGGAAACTTATGCAGGAGACAGTATATAATTCAGTAAGATTCCTAGATAACATAATTCAAGTAAACCGATATCCTATTACCATTCCAGAGATCCAGCGTAAAGCCTTTGACGGTAGGCGTATAGGATTGGGATTTATGGGATTAGGTGATTACTTGTTTGCTAAAAAACTTAGATATGGTTCTCCAGAAGCAATAGATGAAATTGAGAAGCTAGTCAAAAACATTAGGAATTATGCTTATGAAGCCAGTATCAAAATTGCAGAAGAGAAGGGAGCATTTCCTAAATTCGATACTAAGATGTATAGTAAAGCTCATTTTATTAGATCTCTTCCTGCCGCTATGAGACTTGATATTAAAAAATACGGTATTAGAAACGTATCTTTAATGGCAATTGCTCCTACAGGTACTATTTCATTGCTTCCAGAAGTAACTAGTAGTGCGGAGCCATTGGTATTCAAGGCTTTTATGAGACATGATGAAGTAGGAGATAGAGCTTATGTTCATCCTATTTATCAGAGTATCATCGAAGCAAATGAAAAGACTCCTGATTGGTTTGTTGATACCACAGATCTTAAACCAGAGGATCATTTTGAAACACAGGTAATGATTCAGAAGTATACCGATGGAGCTATTTCTAAGACTATTAATACTCCTAGTGGTTTTAAAGTAGAGCAGTTAAGTCATTTACTGCTTGAATATATCAGAGACTTAAAAGGTGTAACTCTTTACGTGGATGGTAGTCGTGAAGAGCAGATACTTGTTCCTATCAAATCTAAAAAGGAGGTTAAAAAATATATCGAAGATGGAAAAGTACATACCGATGCGGAGGAGATGTCTTGTGGAACTGGTTCGTGTGAAATTTAATTTTGGAGGTAAGGTATGGAAAATGTTATTTCAATCAAGGAAGGATATTCATTTTTTATTGATGAACATGTTGGGGAGAAACTAAAAAGAGATTTTGTTATATTTTTAAATGGCAAGCCTATGTCTGGAACGGATGTTTCTAATGAACTAGGTGTCTCTAGAATGGCAGTATCACAGACTTTGAAGAGAGGATTTAAAAAGATTTATTTACTCTTAAAGAAGTATAATAGACATTTAGATTCTTTTGAAATTGCCGTTACTATGTCACAAATTTTTCGTGTATCACTAGATAATGATCAAGAGATGGTTAAATTTTTTAATCTCTTTCCTATGGATATTAAAAAGGAAATTAAAATTAATGCTAAAGACAAATTCAGGAATTGCCCAAAATGTTCGTTTGAAACTATGTGTGAATTGCTTTAATTGTAAGTCAAAAAAGGGATTTGTGTATTGTATCAAGGGATGTTTTAAAGAAAAAATTCAAGCGAATAAATCTATACTTTATACGCCTAGTGATTTCGATTGTGAATTTTATGAGGACTAAATGATAGATCTTCAAGTTGTTACAGAATTTATGTATGCTCATTTTGAGCAAGTTAAAGTTACAAAACATGGTACTCATTTTTTAGCTAGGTGTCCTCTTTGTGGTGATAGTAAGAAGAATAAACTTAAAAGAAGATTTAATCTTGACTATAATAACGGAGTTCCAGGGTACAAGTGTTTTAATTGTGATAAGGATGGAAATTTTTATAAGATCTATTCCATAATTAAAGGAATATCCTATGATGATGCAGTAGAACGTCTAAAAAATCCAGCTTGGAAACGTGGTGATAAAAAGAAAAAAGAGGAAGTTAAAAAAAGTTTATCAGAAAATATAAAAGAAAAAGAGAAAGTAGAATTTACTCATTATAATTGGATAAAAGAAGATTGTGCGGAGCCACCAGAGCGTTATGTAAATGCTTTAAAAAATTTTTATGATAGCAGAAGAATTGATCCAAAAGTAAATAAGCTATATATAGCCTATCAAGGTAGATATAGGAATAGAATTATAATTCCTATATTCGATGTTGATGATAATATAGTTTACTTCCAAGCCAGACGTATTCCTAAAACTGGTATTATACCTAAGTATGATAATCCAGCGTCACCTAAAGAGATTATAATACTTAATTCCCACCTGTTTGATCCTGATAAATATATCATAGTTCCAGAGGGTGTTATAGATGCATGGATGGTAGGCACTCAGGGAACTACTTGTCTAGGTAAATTTATTTCGGAAGAGTTCTTGGAGAACCTATTAAAAATGACTAATGAAGGAGTCATTATTGCACTTGATAATGATATAGAAGGTCAAAAAGCTTTATTAAAATTCATGGATAGTAATAAATTTTCCAGAAAAGTGAAGTTTTTTTTCCATCCCTCCGAATTTTTAGAGTATGATGATATAAATAGTATTGTCAGAGGTAAGAATGTTCAAAATGTATATGAGCTTATTACCCAAAACTCTGTAAATTTTTCTACAGCTTATACCAAAATTACTATTTCTAATAAACTGTTGGAGGGTAAGAGTAATGAGAATAACAAAAGTAGGAACAGACTATATAAGTCTAAACGAAAAAAACTTTTCTGATAATAGATTTCAGAAAATCCAGCGTGTTCATTTAATTAAATTAGATTTCCAAGAACCTACCAGAATACTTATTGATAGAGTCCTTAATTTATTTCCGAAAACTAATCGTTTTGTCATAGAAGATAATATACGTGACTATAACTCTATTTTGAAGAATACTTCAAAGAAGTATTATGTTATGAATAAAATCGGTGCGGAGATAATTAGCTTCTTTAGAAAGAATAATAAGATTCTGCTTAACTTCAATAATCTTAGTATAGAAGAAGTGAACTTCTTTCTGATGGATGGTGTCTTTGATGATGTGTTAAAAAATACAGAAGTAATAGCCATTAATAAAGATATGCATGATATGAAGATGGAAGTACTTGATAAGTGGAAAGGTAATGTAATCATATCGGAAGATGGTATATGAAAGTATTAGCTATTGGCCCGTATTTAGGGAGTTTTAAGGAGGAGATATTTACGTTTCGTCCTTACGCTCGTTGGTTATCAGAAGCTATAGAATGGGATAAGATATATTTGTCTACTCATTTGAACAGGATATTTCTATATGAAAATTTTGTTCCAGTAGATAATGTAATTCCAATATTCCAGCAATATAGCCGTGACGAAAAAAACCAAAGGGGATATGTACATAAAAAGATTCATAAGAGTGATTTCAGGTTAATACTAAAAAAATTCAAAGAAGAAATTATAAATAGGGAGAACTGTAGTAAGAGAGATATTGAAATTCACCATCTCTCTTATTCAAAATCAACTCCCCCATATTCCATATATAACAAGCTATTCGATGAAATTCCAGAAGTAAATATTAAAATTCCAAAACGTCATCAAAACAAAATAATTTTCATTCCAGCGAAGACAGAAAAAATAGAATTGCTAGCATACGTTTACAAACTGTTAAAAAAGAGGTATAATGCAATTGTAGTTGGGAGTACAGATACTTGGTTCTCAAATGAGAATGTTATACTAGACAGACTTGATTACTTTGAAAACGGTTGGAAGTATCTTGTACAATATATAACTTTGGCTAAAGCAGTTATATGTCCAGCGTCTTATTGGACTGGATTAGCTAATCTCCAGAGGAAGCATGTATTCAGTTGGGGAGAAAATCCAGGGCAGTATAGGGATGGAGGGATATATAATTTTGGGAATAGTAAATGTTCAATAATTCCAGAGTCAGATGATCCAAGGATTATTGTCAAAGGAATGGAGGATTTTTTAGAAAATGAGATTCGGTAAATTTGTTGGACATGATGTTGAGAGGAAAATAAGAAAGAAAATTATTGATACTCCTATTGGTAGAAGTAGAACTGATGAAGAATTCTATAATAAGCCTATTACAGAAACTTCTGTGGGGTTTGGTCTTAGCAAGATGCAATTAAAGAGGGTTTTTGATTATGTTAAATCTTGGTTGATTCGATATGATATAAAATATGAGTCTCTTAATCCATACTTAACAGTAGCAAAGGTTGAGGGGAATTACAAGAGAGATAGGCTTATCAATGCTTTAAAGAAGGTAAGGGAGAATCAGGTCTTTGAGCCAGAGGGTATTTTTATTTTAAGAGAAGGGGATACTGATTTTATCATTTTGGATTGTATTTTTAACCGTGATTTTGCAGATAAATTAAATGAGTCCATTATGCATTTTAAGCTTGTAAAGAAAGAAGATTCGTGTTATATTAAATTATTCTCATTGAAAGCTGAATCTTTCCCATTGGATCTTTTTGATCAAATGGTTTATAGTCTTCCGATACTTCCTAATGTAACAGTTGGTAGTGTAGGTCTTTTGGTGAGGAGAAAATGATTTACGAATTTAAGTGTGAGGATTGCGGAGTAATGAATACTGAATCTCTTCCAATATCTTCTAAGAAAAAAATAACTATATGTCAGTATTGTGGAGGAGTTGCTAGAAAAATAATTTCAAAGTCCACTTTTATTTTGAAAGGTAAAAAATGGGCTAGTAAAGATGGTTATTAATGAGTAGGGAGGAAGACGATGCCGAAAATTATGTTTGATTGGGAGTGTGAACATTGTGGTCATGAATTTGAAAATTTAGTAGAGACAAATATAGATATAATTTGTTGTCCGTTATGTGATAATGATAGCCGTAAGGTAATTGTGAAACCTAGAAATTATGAGTTAAAGTATGATCCTAAAAAAGATATTTGTGATTGGGATGGGAATACTACTCAATACTATAGAAAGTATCAAGAAGCAAAAGATAGAGGAGAAAATGTAAGACTACCAGAAAAAGGAGAATGAAATGAAATTAGATCTATTTAATACACCTGTCATAATAATAGGATTTTCTTTGTTTCTTTTTTTCTTTTTTTCTTATAATCCTGTATGTGCAAATATATCCCAGGAAAATGGAAAAAATGAAGTATCTCAGGAAATAAAAAAAATAGAATATATATTCGATGAGATAGATATTCATATCAAAAATTTTGATTGGGAAAAATGGTATCTAAATAAAGAAAGAGATGATCAATCAATAGTAATAGCTAATATTATAGAAAAATATGGATACAAAGAAAATAAATATAATGTATATATAAGTGCATTTGGTGAAGAGGGAAGTGAAGAGGTAAAGGGTATATATATAAGAGTTATTATAGTTGGAAAAATTGTTAAGGTATCAATAGTAACTGAATGGTGGAATAAATTTGAAAAAGAAAAAGGTATAAAGAAAAATGTTAAAAGTACAGGAATATCTACAGAATCATACATATGAACAACTAACAGAAGAATTTGGAATAACTGTTAGTAGTCAATATGATGATAGAGTAGTTTTAAACTATCACCAGATAGATTCCTATAAGTGTAGGTTTGATCCTATAGTCATGGAATGTAGAGGTCTGATTTTAAGTAAGCCAGATCATAATATTTTATGTAGGTCTTTTGATAGGTTTTGGAATTACGGAGAAGATCCTAGATCTGATGAGTTTGATATTACTAAAGCTACCGTAGATGATAAGATAGACGGATCTCTTTGTAATGTCTACCATGACGGAGCCAGATGGTGTATAGCAACACGCAAAATGGCTTTTGCGGAAGGGCCAGTTCCAAATAAGAAAAAAACATATGCTGATATTTTTGAAGAAGCAATCGGAGATGAGGTAGATAATGCCTTTTCTGAAATTAGTAAGGATCTAGTCATAATTTTTGAAATGGTATCTCCTGAAACTAGAGTAGTGACTCCTTATCCAGAAAAGAAAGTATATCTTCTGGATGTAAGGAACAGGGATACTGGACTTTTCTTAGGAAATGAAATTACTTATTATTGGATTGTATCTAAAACAGCTAAATGGTTATATCCAAAGAAGCATGAATTTGGAACATGGGAAGAAATTATTCGTTCTTCTAATGATCTTCCAGCAATGGAAGAAGGATATGTATCCAATTGGAATAATTGGAGGATTAAGATAAAGAATCCTGCTTATCTAGCTATAGCTCATCTTAGAGAAAACGGAGCTATAACAGAAAAGAGGGTAGTAAAGCTGGTATTCATGCAGGATCATGATGAATATCTTATTCACTTTCCAGAAGATCGACCAGAGTTTGATCCTTGGATAGAAGCTTATGATGCTATGATGATGGGCGTTACTAAAAAATGGATTGCTTGTAAAGAAATTGAGGATCAAAAAGAATTTGCTTTAGCTATCGCTGATTGTCCAGCTAAAGGAGCCTTATTTGCTATGAGGAAAGGTAGAAAGTTAACTGATATCTTAGAAGGGTTTACAGATAACTACAAAATAAATTTACTAAAGGAATATATGAAATGAAAAGTTACCTACATGAATTTTATAATGGAGATGGTTATGTATTAAATACAGAGTTTATGGACTGGAAAGATAGAGGAAGTATTGGAGAAGAACCAAAGAAAAAAGAGGAGAAAGAATTTTTTTCGGAGGAAGAGTTTAAAGTGTAATGTCACATATAAGCAACATTAAGGCTGAATGACTAGTTAATGTACCTTTAAAGCTACATTAAAGCCTTATATGTGCTTTTAAAGTGACAGGGAGGATGTTATGATATTTGTATTCGGATGTGACGGTTATATTGGAAATGCGTTGACTCAAAGATTGTTAGCGGAAGGTAATGAAGTCATTGGATTTGATAATTTTTGGAGAAGGGAATGGATAAAAGATAAAATGGGTAGTATGTCAGCTACTCCTCTTTTTGACATGGAGGAAAAAGAATTTCTGTTTAATAGTTTGTACAAAGGTATTTTTTCATTTAATGAAATTGATATTGAAACAGAACCAGATACTTTAAGAAACATGTTTGAGGATTTTAAGCCTGATATAGTAATTAATCTTGCTCATAATCCTTCTGCTCCTTTTAGTATGAAGTCAAGAGAATTTGCAGAAGCGGTGTTATCTAATAATATAATCGGAACTAATAACATTCTATGGAATATTAAAGAGATAGTTCCAGATTGTCATTATATAACTATAGGTACGGCTGGAGAATATGATCATTATTGTAATATCGACATTGAAGAAGGATATACAAAATTTGAGCATAAAGGAAGGTTGAGTAATGAAGTAATGTTTCCACGAAGACCAGGAAGCATTTACCATACTAGTAAAACTGCTTCAACATATTTAATTGACTATTGTGCAAGAGCATGGAATTTGAGATGTACGGATGTAATGCAAGGGATTGTATTTGGTATATATACGGATGAGATAGAGAAAAATAAAATTTATAGTAGACTTGATTCAGATGAAGCTGGAGGTACTGTTATAAATCGTTTTATTGTTCAAGCAATTCTTGGTATGCCGTTGACTATATATGGTAAAGGAGATCATCAAAGAACCTTCCTATCTCTTAATGATAGTGTTCAAGCATTAATGATAGCTGTAAAAAATCCAGCAGAAAGGGGAAGAGTTCAAGTTTGGAATCAGTTAAGCGAATGGCACTCTATGAATTCAATAGCTGATATGGTTTCAATAGTTTCCGAAGCTTTATTTCCGTCATTGAAAGTAGAGAAGCAATGGATAGAGACTCCAAGATTAGAATTTACAGGAGATCATTATTATAATTATATAAGTGATAATTTGAAGAAACTTGGATATACTCCTACAAGAAAAATCGAACAGGAAATAAGTTATATGCTTGAGACTTTAATGCCAATGAAGGATGATTTATTTCCTTTGGAGAATGTAGTAGAACCAAAGATAGGATTTAGAAGAGAATGAGAAATAAGATATGTGTTGTAACAGAATGTAAAGATCCAGAAGTACTAGTTGTTACTCCCTTGCTTCCAAATCATGAGGTAAGCAGAGAAACTAAAATTTCTATGAAGAGAAATAATACAAGGTACACATGGGTTAAAAGTTACGGAGATAATAATATTCCTACTAACGCATTGGAAGCTATTAAGTGGTATAAAAGTTTTAAGGATCTTCCACCATTTTATATTATGATAGACAGAGATATAAATATGGGTAGGGGAATGTTGGATAAGATGGTAGCTAATCTCAAGAAATTCGATTGGGCTGAAAAGGTTGGATATGCTTATGCGTCCTTTGAATTTAAAGGACATATAAACCAGAAATTCAATGCAGATCCATTTGATATAAACAGGCTATTACAGGCTAATTATATAAGCTCAAATTCATTGTTTAAATCAAGTGTGATTGAAAAGGTAGGTTTGGTAACAGATGAAAAATACAGGCGGCTATTGGATTATGCGTTCCTCCTGAAAGCCTTTAAAATGGGATATCTAGGAGTACCCGTACCAGAAGCTAGTTTTGTTGCCAATAGTACGGAGAAGGACGTTTCCGCTGGATCACAGCAAGATTACGTTGTCAAGTATAAACGTGTTTTTGAAGATTTTATTAAACCGATTATAAATAATGCTTGACAACCATATTATAGTGTGGTAAGATGGTATTATACGATTAAGAAGGACTATGAAAGGAGATCAAAATGAATAAATTTGATATCGACAACCACTAAGTAAATTAAATTCTACTTAGGAGGTTCATCAAATGAATTACGGAGAAAGACTTTTTGCCAGAGTTTGGCATACTAGATTTTCAGGAAAATTTATATTCTATCGTTTTCGGTTTGATCCTGTTCCTGCAATGGGATATAAAAGAGGAAATTTTTATTGCTGGTGTAAAAGACCGAAATCTACAAATGAAAAACGTCAATGGTTTGCTAGTGAAGGGTATGGTAGATTAAAAAGAAGTCCTTTTAATCTTCCCGATCCTTGGGATGATTATCAAAGAGGAGATGTTCGTACTCGCAAATCATGGAAGAATCGTAAAGTAAAAAAACAGTACATGAAAAATAATGCTTGACATTTCCCTTTCATTATGATAAATATATAGTGAAGAATGGAAATAAACTTTTAACAGAGGAGTTTATCATGGACGGTGATTTTTTTGATATAGATGAATTCGTTATTGATCCAGATGAATTGACAAATGTTCCAGAGTCAGAAATTTTTGATACTGGACAGCAACAAGATCTTTTCTCTAGTGGTGTACAGCAAGATATTTTCACTACTAAAGATTAGTCATTCGTGGCATAGCATGTATCTATGAGTTCGATTTTAATGATTGCCCGACCTAGCTCGCATTTGGCTTCGCTAGGTCACTTGAACCAGACCTTGGGGAAGGGATGGTTCGCCCCCTAGTCATAATCCCCTATTTTGACTAGGTGTATTACGCTTGACCTCCGTTGTGTGGACGGATTTATGGTTGAGCGGTCATTGGTGAATGTGTGTTTTTTTGGGTGGCACACATGAACCTCTTTGGACTGAGCGGTAGAGAAATTCGTGTCGTGTTTCTCTGCCGCTCTTTTTTTTCCTTTTCAGTATCTTATATAAGATATCTTCCTTTTTTTCGAAAATCCCCTTTAAAAAAATATAAATATATAAAAGGAGTATTGTTTTATGAGAACGCTTTCCGAAGAACATAAAAAAAATATTAGTAAATCTCTAATCGGAAGAAAGAGAGGAACATATCATGAAATGAGATGTAATAAAGAAGATCAAAATATTTATAGAAAAGAATTATATATATAGGAGGAAAGTCAAATGGGAAGTGATAAAATGGATAAATATTTACAGAAAAAACCGAAGTATACGGAAGTAGAGACTATTGATAAAGTCTATGCAAAATCTCTTGATAAGTCAGATAAAGAGCAGGGTAAGAATAAGAAGAAGATGGAAAAAATGTTAATAAGGGATGATGTAAAGGGAATCCAAATGAAGGAGTCAGAAGACGGTGTAATGACTTACTTTACAGGAATGGGTAACTACCATCAAGCTATTAGATATGGTTCGAAACCAGATATCTCAAGGCGTACCAGACAGCATAATTTACAGTTTGCAAGGGAAGTATTAGAAGCGGAGGGTATTCTTACTCCAGAAATGGATGAGGGGATTAAAAGCAGTATAGAGGAGATATAGGATATGAATAAAATAGATAAATATTTAGGAGAAGCAAAAAAAGATGATAAAACTCAAATGCAATGTATTGAATGTGGAAAGAGATTCAAGAAAAAAATTGGATCAAAGAGTTTAGAAGTAAAATGCCCTAAATGTGGTTCTTATGATACAGAACCAGTTTAAGAGAGGAGCAATATGAGTGTAACAGAATATACATCAGAAAATTTTTTTGAACTTACTGGACAACAAATAAACAATTTTAGCTTAATGAGACTGTTCAATATTTTATTGGATGAAGATAGAGAAACTAAATTCATGAATATCTTTAGAAGCTATATTTTGAATGATGATGTTTTCACCGAAACCGCTTTATATAATACTTATAAAGTAAGCAATGGAGAATTTTGGGAGAATATTTCTTATAATTTATATGAGAATCCTTATGTCTGGTGGATACTTCCTATTTTGAATAATACTTTAAATCCATTTGAAGATCTAGAAGATGGGCAAATAATTAAAGTTTTAAGAGCAGATTTTGTTTATACACTAGTTAAAGATCTTGAGCGCATAGCGGAGCAGAAAACATAATGGCAGGACAAACAGATTATCAAAAGTTACGTCAAGTAGAACTTAAAAAGGGCGTTATAACAGTTATGATTATAGCTGAATCTGGAAATGCTATAATTGCGAATGAAGATATTTATAAAATATTTTTCATAGAAGATATATTCAAATTTTCTATAGCAGGAAAACTTATTTTTAATGATAGGTATAATTTTCTGGAAGCTGGCCCATTTACTGGACAAGAAAGAATAGCTTTAATTTATGGTGAAGGTGAATCTGATAGAAATATGGTTTTTGATATCTGGAAGGTTACTAAGATAAGTCAATCAGGGCCAGGTATTAGAGAAACGAGTGAAAATTTATTTGAGTTGGAACTAGTAGATCCGTTTTATATTCCTACTTCTTTGAAGAGGTATAGTAAAAGTTGGAAGTATCAGAAGTATTCTCAAATAATGAAAGATATTCTTAATAATATGACTTTGGTTAAGCTAGGTGGATTTAAATTAACTGTAGAAGACTCAAGTAATTCAACAGATTTTATTATTCCTTATTGGACTCCTAAAAATGCTTTGAATTGGTTAGCTAGAAGAGCTAAAGGAAAACAGAGTGGAACCAGCGGCTATTTAATATTTAATAATACAGTCAATGGATTAACTACTAATGCTGTATCTTTGAATTATTTATTGGCTGATTTTGATAAAACTTTAGATAAAAAGCCTTATAGGTTTCAGAGTGATATTGTATCAGATAAAAATAAAATAATTGAATGGTGGTTTAGTGGTTTAGATAGAACTGGTAATCAAGTATTGAGAGGTGGGTATTGGAGAGGGTTTGACTTCAATACTAAAAAGCTTTTGCAAGTAGGATATAGATATTCAGATGCTTCTGATAAAAATGTAATGTTAGGTAGAAAAACTTTATATGGTCAAATGGATGATCTTGGATCTGCAAATGTTTTTGTAGGAGAAGGGGATGTTGATTCATTAGTTAATGTAGCTTTTAATGATTGGGCTAAACGCTATAATTTACAATTTATTTTGAATATTATTGTAGAAGGAGATGAGAATAGATTTGCAGGACAACATATAGAGATTGAGTGGCCTGGATTGGAAGGTGCTGATAGAAAAATGAATGATGCTTTAAAGGGTAAGTATATGATAAAGTCTGTTACTCATAATTTTATGGGTGGAGGTCATTATCCATATAAGCAAAGATTAGTATGTATAAAAAATGCATATCAAAATATTAACAGTAGTATACTTTATGATTCTAAAGTTACTAACTTGTATACAGAGAAAGCTGTATCGAATATAATTATAAGGAAATAAGATGCAAAAAAATTCACTTAGTGATTTAATGCCAGAGTCAAATAAACTTTTTGGGTTTTATAGGGGAGTAGTAGAAGATAATAATGATCCAAAAAAAGCTGGTCGTGTTAGGATTAGGATATTCGGTCTTCATACAGAGCAGAAAAATAAGACTGATACAGAGGGAATTCCTACAGATGAGTTGCCTTGGGCTGAACCTTGTTTGCCTATTATAGAAGGGTCTATAAGTGGGTTTGGAATGTGGGGAGTTCCATTACAAGGATCTCATGTAATGATTTTCTTTGAGAATGGGAATTTACTACAACCTAGATATTTTGCTTCTATGCCTGGAATTCCAGAAAACAAGAAGTCATTAAAGAAGACATTAGTAAATAAAGAAGAATCTGTTTCTAAGAATGATGGGTTTAGAGATCCTGATGGAAGATATCCTACTAGAACAGGAGAGCCAGATGTACATAGGTTAGCTAGAGGTGAGAGTAATCAGACTTTAGTTCAAACTAAAAGGGAGAATTTAGATAGAGGAGTAGGAGTAGCTTATGGAGGAAATTGGGAGGAACCAGATCCAGCGTATAATGCAAAATACCCCGAAAACTTTGTCTTTACTACTCATGGTGGATTGACAGTAGAACTTGACTCAACTCCAGGCTCCAAAAGATTTCATATATATCATCCAAGTAACACATATATTGAATGTGATAATGATGGGAACCTAGTCATTCGTAATCAAGGAGATAAATACGAAATTATAATTCAAAGTAGATACATCCATATATTGAATGATAATATAGTTACAGTAGATGCAGATGAAAGACATAAAGTTAAAGGAAATAAGTTTACTGAAATTAATGAAGACGAAGACAGAAGGGTAGATGGAGATAGGAGAACTGAAATTAGAGGAGATGAAACTAAAGCAGTATCAGGAAATGAAACAGATACGGTAAGTGGAGATCTTACTATTAATGTAACAGGAGCAGTTAATTTAACATCTTCTACGATAGTAAATGTAAAAGCACCAAAGATTAATTTGAATTAAGGAGAAAGTATGGCTAGAGCTTGTACAGATTCAGCGATAAGGGGATTAGAGTCGGATGTAGCCGCTTTAGAATCTTATAGAGATGTTTTAGAGAAGCAAGCATATGACTGGATCAATGATGCTTTAGGTTTTGATTTGAGTAGTACAACAGATCCATCGGATATGCTGATTGATGTAGTGGAAAATATGACTACTACAAATTTGGGATGTGATAAAGATCAAGTTCCATTAGTTCAAGATTATATTCAAGATTGTCTTAATAAGATTAGATCGGAAGTAATTAGGAAAATAAAAAATTTAGATAGAGATACATCAGGAGTAGCACAAGCATTATTATCGGTTGCGGAAAGTTTTCTATGCTCAAGTCTTTCTGATTTAATAGCTTTGTTTGAAAGATATAGTTTGAATAGACTACTAGATGCTATTAATATTAATATGAATTGTATCACTAGCTCTGAAGACGCATATAAGTATGTTGCTGAAATAGATGATATGAATCAAAGAATTGATCAGGTTATAGATGATTTACCTATAGATAGTGAAGGTAATTTTGATTTTAATATATTAACAGAAGATCTAGATCCAGCTCTAACGGAAAATTTGAACATATATAAAACTCAGACAGATTCAATATTGTCAGCTTCTAGAGAGAATATGCAAAAAGAATTGGATGTAGCTGGTGATTTTAATCCAGCGAGTAGATTTTAATTATGGGATTACCACAAGCAAGATTAACAGATGTAGGAGTAGGAACATGTTGTTGTCATAGTTCTCCAACATGTATACCGATGTCTGGTGTGGTAATTACTACGTCTTCTAATGTAAATGCTAACGGTTTAGGTATTGCAAGGATAAGTGATATAGTTCTAGGAGGATGTGGTCATATAGGAGTTTTGGTTACTGGTTCTCCTAGTGTTTATGGAAACAGTCTCAATGATAGTAGAATAACAGATTTTTTTACAGGTTGTTTTTTTGGAACTATAGTTACTGGTTCACAAAATGTTTTTGTAGGAAATACTTATAGTGGGTTTGTAGAGGGAGTAAATTTTACAGAAGTAGATTATGGAAATTTGGATGATGAAGATGGGGTAGACGATGGATATAATATTTATCCACCAGTAGTAGGAACTCCTACTCCAGAACAAATACAGAGATCAGCAGATTTAAATGTTGCTCCTGTAAGAACAGAAGCGGATGATACTAGTGATCCTCCAGTTTCGGCTGGATATACACCACCTACTTCCTGTATAACATTACCAAGTTTACCTCCTCCTGATTCATTTTCTTTGACTAGTAATTTTACTCTTGGAAGTTTGACTACGGAGCCAGTAATTTCTACATATCCTATTAGAACACAAGCAGGATTTACGATGGAAGATCTTGTTTGTAATTTGCAAGCGTGGGCAGAATATATTGGTGAACCTCTACTATCTAAATATGGTTCAAGTATGTTTATAACTTCTGGATTCAGATGGGGGAGTGGAGGATCACAGCATGAAAGAGGACAAGCGGCAGATATACAGTTTATAGGGTTTACCAACGAGCAGTATTATAATGCTTCTATATGGGTTAGAGATAATCTACAGTATGACCAATTAATTTTGGAATACGGAGGAAATAGACCTTGGCTACATATTTCATTTAATAGAAGTGGTGGTAACAGAGTTTCTTCAGCAGGAAATAAATTTGGAACAAGAATAAGCGCAGGAAATTATGTGTGGAGAGAATTGAGGTACATGATATGAGTGATATAGATAAATTAAGAGAAATGGTGGCAGATTATCCTGATACTATACAAGGATATGAGGATCAAATTACAAGTATAGATGGTATCGTTACTGATATAAATGAACAAATATCAGCTATACAAAATATAGTGATGACTCCTATGCTAAGTGCTTCTGATGCTTACTTAGTTCAAAAGGCAATTGACTTAGGAGTTTCTGAATGTGGTGGAACATGTAGTTATTGTACTTCTGGAGGTTATGGAGTTTCAAACATTACAGAGTGGGCTATAGTTAGTGGTGGATGTCCACCAAATCCTCATATTGTGGTATTTAAATCTTCGGATGTTTCTCCTAGTGTGGATTCTGATCAATATTACAGACAGATAGATTTCTCAGAAGCATATGGACATATTAATGATCCTATAGATGCTTCTATAACTTATGGAACATATGGACTATTAGCTAATAGATCAAACTTATTAGTTGGTAAGAGTGTGGTAGAAAAGAATTTGAATAAGATAGAAACTATTTTTCCAATATATGAACAATTTACTTAAGAAAAATATGAAATTTGAACAATATATAAATGAAGCAAGAGAACAATTGAAAGACTGGCAGAGTTATATACAGAGAAATAAAGAACTCAAATCGGCAGTTTCTATCTTGTATAAGATAGAGAAACGTAAATACAAAGCTTATATTGTGGGGGGATCAGTCAGAGATATCATCTTGGGAAACTTGAAACCTCATGATGTAGACATTGCTACAAATATGCCAATGGAAGAGCTTTCTAAACTCTTTAAGACTTTTGATATCGGTAAGTCAAAAGACTTTGGGATAGTTGTAGTTAAAGAAGGAGGGTCTAATTTTGAGGTAGCTCAATTTAGAACAGATGGGAAGTATT